TCAATAAGCCGCCCAGCGGCCCTTCAAATATTCCTGCGCATAGGCGATTTCCTGCGCGCTCAGTACACGGTTGACCACGACGCCTTCCAGGAAAGAGTCAATGGATTGAAAGCCCGCGATCGCGTTCGAGCCACCGAGGATAGCCAGCCGCTGACCGCTGCTGACTGCCGTGTTCGTGCCCAACGTGTCGTTTACCGTGGTCATCGTCTCAGCAGCGCCGTTGAGCGTGATCGATACACCGGCGGCATGCCCCGATCCGTCATACGTTACAGTCGCGATGTATGGATGGCCAGCGGCCAGTACCGTCGCGCCATGCACGTTGATGGCATACGCCTGAGCACCGTTGTAGCTCAAGGCGAAAGTGAAAGTGCCACCGCTCGGCTTGCTACCTCCGACAAACCAGCCCCGAAAGGCAGCTGCCGGGTCCATACAGCTCATGATGGCTTCCCACGAATTGTTGCCGTTGTATGGCGACGCGCCGACGCGTTTGAAAGCGAGCAGAAGGCTGAAGGGTTTGTTGTACTCAAACTGCACAGCAGCAGGCGCTGTAGCTGTGGCGAGTACTTGCGCAGTGGCCGAACTGGACGCGATGCCGGGCAGATTGTTCTGCTCATTTGCCGTCAAGGCCGGCTGCTCCGCACTCGTCGTCTGCACGAGCGCATAAGCGTTGGTCGATTGCCCAAGGAGCTGACTTACAGCGCCGGCCGAAGAAGTTACACCAGCGTCCGCCTTGAGCCATGCGGCGAGATTTGCGCCGAGCATGGAAGGACGCCAATTGAGTGAAAGGCCACCGGCCGAAAAATCGGCGCCACTGAGAATGAGCTGCCTGCCCATGATGTCTCCTTAGAGGACTGGGATTTGGAAGTGAACGCAGCGATTGCGAAGATCGTTGCCGTAAATCGAAGGCGTGGCATCCGAGTCGCACAAGTTTCCGCGCGGCCCTGAGGTTGGCCCTGCGTACGCGGCCGTGCCGCTGGTCGGCGTGGTCCAGGCGTAGGCGAGCTTCGGACTGCCTCCGGTGGAAGGACCCGAGAGCACAATCTCCAGAGTCTCCGGTCCTACGATATTGATGGCGGTGATTGTCGGAGGCGTCGCCGAACCATCGGTAAACTCAAAACCGTACTTACTGCCTGGGAAGTTATCTGGCTCGGTGACATTGACGGTGTCGATCTGCAGAGGAGCCACCGGCACATAGAAGTCAGCGATGATCGAGTTACCACGCATGTAAGCCGAGCGCGGTTCCAGAGGGCGCCAGCTCTTACCCTGCATCACGTAGGCCAGAACTTTGGCAAACTCCTCGCCGTGCCAGCGGTAGCCGATCGCGCTCAGGTGAACGCCCTGGCCGGCCTCGTAAGGCAGATGATACTTCGGCCCTACGCACAGCAGCTTGCCGGGATTCTGATCGCATGCCGCAAGCTGCTGCGGAGGAATGATCGGCGTCGCGTGGCCAGCGTAGATGCCATAGCTGCTGATCTGCGACAGGATCATCGGGATGGTCTCTGTCTGTCCGGTGATCGCCTGGATCGCGCTTTGAAGGTCAGACTGCCACGTCACCAGGTCGGCTTCATAGTTCGGATTGCCCGAGCCAAGCTCATCCTGCTCGCCGTGGATACAGAAGATTGCGCGAACGCCATAGGTCTCCGAAGCCGCGACCGTAATCGCTTTCGCAGCAGTGATGCTTGCGAGCGCGTTGAGATAGGGCTGAGTACCGGGGCCGACTGCGGAATAAGCGTGGCCGCCCCATGCATGAATAGAGCCGAGCAGAGTCGTCTTGCCAAGAGCAGCGTGGCGGCGAACGAAGTGGTTGAAGCAACCGCTCATGACCGTCTCGCCGTAAGTGCCCTCAAACGCGTCCGTGGCTTCTACCATCGGCGTGAAGGATGCGATGTTTGCGGACTGCACCGCGGGATAGCTGCTGGCATTGCCGCTGTCTACGCCGCAGCGCAGACCACTGTTGAACATGATCGAGTCATATGGCTGCGAAGTGGAAAGCGGCGGCACTGCGAGCGCGCCGAGCATGAGCGACTGGCCGACGCCGATGACGTGGCTGACTTCATAGGCATTCGCAAACGGCGATGCTGCGGTGAGCTTCGTGACGCCGTTGCGATCCATTCGGTAGAGCGTGGCGACGCTGCCAGCGCGATCAGAGGCAAACGTGACGGTTTGTCCGTCCTCAGAAAGGGAGACGAAGATGTTATTGCCGGTGGACGTAAGCTTCGCGATGGCTGCAGTGCGAATGTTGGCAGAAAATACCTGGTAGAGCCCGTTCGCATCGGTGCCCGTGTAGAACATCGTCTCGTCGCCATCGAATGCCCCCTTGACGGCGGGATCGAGAGCAAGCGTTCCGAGCACGCGCCCGTCCGCGCGGACTGCGAAGGCGACATTTCCCTTGGGATCTGAGATCGCATAGAGCGCGTTCGGCGGATTGACGCCCAGCTCTACCTCGCTGGACGTGACCATTGCATAGCCGTCTGCGACCAACGAGCCAAGAATGTTGAGCAGTCCGGTGACCGTGAGGTCGCCCCCGATCTTTACCAATGCTCCATTTGGGCCATTCTGCACAGCAAAGCCGATGAATCCAGCGGCGTCGCGGATCACGTAGAGCGCGCCTTCGTAATTGGCGGGAAGGTCCTGCTCGGTCGCGGTTCCCGTGCTCATCGTGTCCACGGTAAGACCGCCTGTAATTGTTGCGCCTGCGCTCGCAGTCAGCGGAGTGGTGACCTGTCCTGAGAGCGCTCCACTTGCTGCGAACAAAACAGCATTTGCGGTATCGGTCGCGCCAAAGGCCGAACCGGAGGTATAAGCAGTCGTCACGACGTAGCTATTGCCGCCCTGGGTAAAGCAATCGTAGGGCGCATATGTTACATCAGGAGCCCACGCGCCTCGAAAGTTGAATCCCTGACCTTGCGGCCCGAGCTGGACGGTGACAAGCGCGGCCAGATTCGGAACGAAGTTGTCGAAGCTCCAGTTCGCGCCAGACGGCTGGATCAGATAGCCGGGACCCAGAGCGCTCTGCGACGTAAGATTGTCGCGCAGCGAGACCTTGTAGCAGACGTTTTTCGGGGACGTGAGCGAAGTGTCAGCGAGTGCGATGTTAAATGCGCCGTTGACGACCTGGGCAGTAACGGGCTCGGAGATTGCCTGACCGGAGCCGTTCACCACAAACGAGATCGCGTTTCCGTTGTTATCGCACGGAGTGAATGTGATGGATCCGCTTGCGAGCGGCGTGCCTGTTGCATCAGTGATTTTTGCAGCGGAGACAGAGGTATAACCGGCGGCCATGATGACATGGTGCCGTGCTCGCGCGTGGAGGAGTGTTCACTCGTGAGTGGAAGAACGCTTCGGCAAGTTCGCATGCGACCGCGTGCATGCGCTGAACCAAGCGGCAAAAGATTTGCGGCTGATGCGCCACTGGCAGGCTCCGCGATCGAGGAGACGGTAGGCGTAGAAGCGGCCTTCTTCGATAAAGTTCACGACCGGACCGCGCGACTCGTAGCCAAGATAGCGGTTGGCATCGACAATGCTCATTGTGTCGCTCAGCGGAAACGGCAGAAGATCTTCGTCGCGATGACGAAAGAGCGAGTTGGACAGCGGCGGCCGCTGCACCGGAATGGAGTGCTTCTTGGCGAGGTAGTCACAGAACTCGACGACCGATTTGTAAAGCACACGCTTCCGCTTTGCGACGCCGAAGGAAAGTACGCGGATCAACGGGCTGCCGGACTCGTCGCAGGTGTCTTCGATCTGATAAACGGTCTTCGGCGTCGTGCCCAGGATCAGACACGTCCGCTCCAGCGTGATCCACTCGCGCTCGGCGAAGGGCAGCAGGATCTGCGAGCCGGGACCGTCCGCGGGCCGCTGGCTCATGCCGGTCTCCTATCTTGCCAGAGCCCCGCGGCCTGGAGCATTCCTTTGAGGGCCCAGCGCACCTTGTTGGCGTCGGCCGTCGTGCGAATGGCGCGATCGCGAGACTTGAGTGGTGAGCGGATGGAGCGGAGCCATGCATCGAACCGCTCACGCGTCCAGCCGAGCCGCTGATACATCTCCTCGATTTGCTCGATGTCCTGGGCGCTCGCGATCTGCGGCTGATCGGCCAGGTCTTTGCCGTCACGGCGGCCATCGCGGCCGCGGCGGTCGGCGTCCGCACGGCTGCGACGCTGCTTGAGAGGTGCGCGATAATTGAGCTGCGCTTGGGCGGCGTCAATGAGGCGGCGCGCCTCGTCTGCCGTGAGGTCTTTGAAGGATTCCACCTTGCGGCCGATACCTTCGGTGGCCCAGAGCAGCCGCTCGTCGCGCGTGTTCTCAATCTGCGTGCGCCGCGCGACCTGGCTGAAAAGCACCTGCAGCCGTTTCATCTGCGGGCTGGTGATTTGCCTGCTCATAGATCAGGCTCCTTTCGTTTTGCCGGGCGTCCGCGTGGACGCCGAAGATTTGCTCCGCAATTCGGACACGTCGCCGGCGTTGCGCTTTGTCTTTGTTCGCGCCGGTCGGCCTCGCGGCACGCGCCGCTGCAGAACCTGGCTGACTTCTCTTTCACGAGCTTGCTGCACCCCGGTCTCTGACATTGCCGCGCCGGCTGAATGGTCACTGCTGTTGGCCCCTTTCGTTGCTCGCATGGTTGCACCCAGAATTCCGTAGCCTGCCATGTCGCGGTACGGTGACTCGCCGAATGCGTCGCGGTCGGTAGCGATGCGCATCTGCTTGTCGAAGATCCTCACCTGCAGGAGCGCGTCGTCGTATTGGTCGGGACGCAACCCCGCTGGGTAGAGCAGGCGCAGGAAATCGCCCGACTTGGCAAAGCTGCTGCCGTAGGCGCGATTCTTCGCCTCGACGAGCGCGCCGATCTCCTGGGCGACGGCGAAAAAGCTTCCCTTCACCGGGTCCTCCGCTTCCGATCGGCAGCGTCACGCTGATGCGGCGTCCGCATGTCACGCGCAGCCTCAATGCCGGAGTTCTTCATGGATGTAACAATGGCCTGAAGCTGGGATCGCAGGCCATCTGGGAGTTTGTAGTCCCCAGAGCACAGCGTGGCGTAGGCAATGCCGCGCAGCTCGCAGATGGCGGCGCTGATCTGATGGGCTGCGGTCCACGACAGACGGTGGCCTGCGAGCGCGTCTTCAAAGCGCTTGAGCTTCCTGCTTTCTTCTATTCGCGATTCGCTCACAGCGCCTCCAGAATCTCGGCTTTGACGGACTGCAACGCGCGGCGCTTGGCCTCGTACGACAGGATGTTCCAGATCGAATCGAGCACTTCCAGACGCGCCATCGCGGCGAGCGTGCCCTGTTCCACGGGCACTTCGACCGGACGGGCAGCCGGGATGCGTTTGGCTGGCTTGACCGTGGTCACACGCTCGACGAACGCCTTCGATTCCCCGCTCTTTGCCGCTTTGCGGATGTAATGGACGCTCACGTCGGATATGCCGTATTTGGCGGCGAGGGATGTGTTGGTGGCCGACGCCGGCTCGCGCAGGATCGCGGCGCGGGTCTCGTCCGGAATCCGCTTGTGCTTGTTCGCTCGCGAGGTTTGCTCAGAAGCCGGACGTTCGGCCACCGGCGGAGATGCCGGAGCTGGAGATCCGATAGGCAGAGCGGGAACGCCAGCTCGCACGGCCTCGGCCGAAGCGCAGGGCCGGCACAGCAGCATTTCCAGAACCGTGTGCGTTGCCTCAGACGTTCGCCCCAATTGTGCGCATTCTTCACACCATTTCTTCATTTGCGTTTGATCCTCCTGATTCGCAGGTGTTCGGGCCTCGGATGGCCGACATGCCAGCCGTGACAGAATCGGCACTGGTAGATGACCAGCTCGCCGGGCTTGAGGTTGTGCGCGCGCATGGTCGAGCGCAGCGCGGCGCGCGCGTTCCACCACTTCTCGTGGCGAACTTTTTCCAGGCAACTGCGGCGCTCGCTGTTCATGCCGACCTCTTCAGGTTGGCGCTGCTGCGCAGGCGGTTGAGCTTAAGCTCGTATCCGGAAGTGTCGAGACCTTCGAGCGCGGCTACGGCGATGATGGCCTGCTGCCGCGCGATGAGATAGAGGCGCGGGCTCATGCCGTATTGCATGTTTTCCCAGCGCGAGGTCACGAGCTGCTGCAGGTCGCGCGGGACCAGGTTCCAGTGCCTGTAGCACATCAGGAAGCGCTCGAAGATCCTCATGCGGCAGCCCGGCGCGGCGCACTCATGCATGCGGGTGCTCATTGATGCTCTCCTTCGTGGACTTCTTCAGTGATGGCGAGTTGCCCGCGCAGCTCGAGGATGGCGCGATCGCCGACCAGGACGCGGGCGCGGTCGAGCAGCTTGAGTGCCTCGTCGATGTAGGGCTGCGCTGTGCTGCGTGCTTCTTCCGGCGTCATGACCAGGTAGTAGCCGCCGTCGACGCCGTCGCGCGACGCCCCTACGGGCAGCCGGAAGTCGGTGACCAGCGACCGCACCAGATCCTTGATGGTGCGCTCGCTGATCTCCAGGCGCTGCCTGATCTCGCTGATGCGGATGGCGCGGTCTCTTCCATAGCGCTTGGAGAGGATGTGCAGCAGCCGGCGCTGCTGCTCGGTGATGCGGAACTGCGACTCGCCGAGCAGCAGTCGGGTGATCTGATCGTCCAGGTGCGCGCGGCGCTCCTGGGCGATCAGTTCGGGCGTGCGCGTTTCAAAGAGGGCGGCTTGCGTCACATGTGCCTCCGGATGAGAATGCCGAGCTGCCGCAGGCAGCTTGTGCTGTCGCAAAGCGTGCGCTCGGGGTTGGCCCAGCGGCAGTTGCGTCCGTTCTTCTCGCGACAGGCATTGAAGTCGGAGCATCCGCAGAACCTGCAAATGCCGGATGGCCAGTAGCCGTCGATCAGGGCCAGGATGCGAGCCCTGCGGCGGTCGTGACGGCTCGTGAGGCGGCGTGCAAAGCAGAAGATGCTCATTGAACGCGTCCTTTCTTTTTGGGCTTGCAGATCGGGCAGAGATCGACCTGCATTCCGGAGCTGCCGCGCGTGCGCAGCCATCCGAGATTTTTCGCAGCCTGACGGAGGTCGCGGTGCGAGAAGATGGCTCCGTCCACCGAGGCGGTCCAAATCTTGCACTGATCGCTTTCGAGGAAGGTTTCGGTGCGCATCATGCGGCACCGCCTTCCGCAGGCTGCTCCGGCTCTTCCGCGTCGTCGTCAGACTCGCCGACGAAGGACTCGTAGAACAGATTGAAAGCCTCGATCTTGCAGGCAACATCGAGCGTCTTCCACCACATGTCGATTGCGGCTTCGGAAATGTGAGCTAGCGGGCGCGGGATAGGAAGCGTGATTCGATCGGGACAGGCGCTCGCGAGTTCGCCGTGGAGTTGCATCACCTCTTCCGGGGAGAGTTTGGCTGTGTTCGGGGTCGGCGCGGACGGCTTTGTTGGAGCTTCGCCAGAAAGCGGAGCCGCGTCTGCGACTTTGCAGTAACGCGTTTGCTCTCTCGCGCTCGCCCACGCGCCAAGCTCTGTTGGGCACGCGTTTCCGAGAGGTGCTCTTCCGTTCGCGATCTGATAGAAGCCACCTGCGGGAGTGTGGACACCCGCTACCAGGTGGACCTGTGCCCCCGGAAATCGCATTCTGACGACTTCTTCGTCGGTCATCATGCGACACCCCCTTCGGGGCTGCGAAGCTGGAGGGCCGTCGGCGTCTTGTTGTTGCCAAAACTGGCCTTTAGGCGTTCGGCTGCGTCGCGCCACGCCGACTTTGGCGAAGCGCAGATATCGCTGAGCGCTGGACCTTGAAAGCCTTCGCGGATGAACCAGCATGGCTTGCCTGACTTGCGCAAATATTCGTAATAATCAAGACGCGCACGAGGCTCTGCGGCTTTGACTTGCAGCTTGGGTGTGAGATGGCGAGCCGCTTCTGTGCGCTGTTTCTCGCAGCGATGCCGCTGACCGGTCGCGACGTGTGTGCCGCACAAAGGACAGTCGATCTCCATCCCCTCGACATAAACAGTGCAACCGAAAAGAGAGCCTCTGGCCGACACGATTTGCTCGTCTGTCATCACTCGCCGCCTTTCTTGGCGCGCGACTTCTTTGGCGGCTTGCTGAGATCGAACATCACGACCTTGAGCGACGGCTTCTTCGCCTTGACCTGAATGCAGCGGCCGAAGAGCGAGAGGATCTTCTCGCTGAGACGCTTCGAGACAGACTCCGTGCGCATCACCTGGTCGGCGCCATCGACGACTTCGTACTTCGAGCGCAGGGTGAAGAGGCGCGGGAAGTGATCAGAGCGCTTGTTGGCTTCGAGCGCGGACTTCAGGTCTTCGACGCGGCCATCGTCGATGGTGATGGTGTCGGACTTGGTCAGTGTGAGCTCGGAGTGGCGGCCGGTGAGGCGGCGCGACTTCTCGGCGTGCGGCACGACCACGCCGTAAATGCGCACCATCTCAATGGCTTCTTCTTCGACGGAGGCGAGCGCCTCCTGCGCGCCTTTGACGTGGCGCTTTGCGGCGGACCAGCGCTGGGCGAGCTCGTCGATCTGCTCGGGCGTGGGTTTGGCTGAGGTCTCGGTGATTTCGGGATTCGTGGACATGAATTTCTCCTGGTGAGTGAAGTGGGTTATGCTGCGGAAGCGGCCTGAGCAAAGCCGCCCGCAGACCATTTGTTCAGCACCTTGTGCTGGCAGTCGCTGCCGCAGATATCGAGCAGCACGATGTCTTCGCGTAGAACGTATTTCTCGTCGGCAGGATCCCATTCGGTGAACGGGTCTTTGCTCGCCGCGAAGGCTATGCCCTCGCGTTCGCAGCCTTTGCGCAGCGCGGCATAGCTCCAGCCGGCCGCTCCGTTAGCCTTGACGGCGTTGCAGCCGTTGCAATGGGTGATAAGGGATTCAGCCATGGTTCTGGCCCTCCTGGGCGAAGAGCTCGCCCTGTTTCTTTGCATGGCGCGCGTGCGCCGGGCAATAGTCTTTGTCATTGCCGACGCTGACGGCGCATTCGTCGCAGAGCGGCTCATCGCAGGTGCGCTTGCCGTGCTCCACCGGGTAATCGCAGAGCCGCGTGGACCAGCGTTTGGTGCAGTGGCCGCAGCGGCGGCGGGGACGGCGACCGCGCTTGCATACGAAAACCGTACTGCCGGCGAGAATGTCGATTGTTGGCATCAATGCACCTTCGCTTTCATCGAGACATTCGGCAGAACCGCGTTGAAGGCTCCGGCGAGCATCCCGGACGGCATGCCGCTGAACTTCGCCTGGTTGGCGACGTAAAAGCGCATGGCCCACTGCATAAAGAGGTCAGAGGCGACGGCGCGCTGCAGCTCGTCCAGCTCCGGGTGCTCGATGCGGGACTGGCGATAGAAATAGCTGCGGGTTTCGGAGCGGAATTCCTGAAGGGTCATCACTGCACCTCCGTGGTGGATGGCGCGGCCATCGAGCACCACTCCGCGAGGATTTGATCCTCAATCTCCTGCTCGGTCCAGCATTGAAACTCTGCGCGATGCGTCTGGTAGGTATCGACCCAGGCTGGGATGGACGCCGAGAAACACAGATCAAAGTAGTCCGGCGCGAGATGCGGGTAAATAATCCGCACCGCGCGCTTGACGGCGGTGAGGTAGTCGTTGAGCGTCATCAGCGCACCGCCTGAGCTATGGCGCCGTTGAAGAATGCTGGCAGAATCTCGATCAGCAGCCCGATGGCAGCGGCGATGAGGACGCCGCGCATGACTCGGTCAGCAACCGTGAGGGAGCGGCGCTCGTGAGCGTCGAGGAGGGGCATAGCCTTGCGCTGCACAATCGTTTTCGCTATGCGCTTGAACGCGCGAGCAAGCAGGATCAGAAACAATCTGAATTGACCGACTTGATAAACGCGATGATGTCCGTCAGGCTTCGTTTCAAGAGCCCATCCCTCGCGTACCCAGAGCTTCGATCCGGGCGCGACTTCATGCGTGCGAGGGCCCTCTAAAAGCCAGAATTCGCCTCCGCGACAAATGAATGCCATTTCGCCGGGGTCAACGAAAAGCCTGAACGCCGATGTAATCGAGATCCACGCAGGTCCGTAGTAGATAGCCATCATGCCTCCTTAGCGGCGGCGGCCGCCTTGATCTGTTCAAGCGCGTTGGTCAGCGTGCGCACGTTGATGTAGGTCTTGCCGCGATCAAAGCGGTCCTGCGAGGTCGCCTTGGCGATCAGCTCGGCAACCTGCTTTTCAGCGAGCGACGACTTGACGCGGGCGAGCAGATCGCCGACTTCGCGCTGGATGATGGCGCGGGCCTCGGACTCCAGCAGCCCCGGCAGCTTGACCTTGGCGAGGATCCTTGAGTTCCATTGCTCGAGGTTCCCGGCGAAGCGATCAAAGGTGGTCATGAGATCGTGGCTGCCGGCCAGCAGCAGGGAGAAGTGCGGCGGCTGGTCGAGCAGCTCGCGCACGACCTCAAGCGACTCGAGCGGAAGGTGCTGCGCCTCGTCGATGATGAGGACGACTTGCCGGGTCCGAAATTCAAAACGGATGTTGCTAAACATCCGGTCGATGTCGCCGCTGACCGGGACCCCGCAAGCGATGCAGACGCGGCGCAGCAGGTCGCGCGGCCGGATGCCTTCGCGCGCATAGACGTAATAGGCGCGGCGTCCGTGGCCGTTCTTGGGCAGCTCCTGCTGATTAAACAGCGCGACCTGATTGAGAAGCGCAAAAGTCTTCTGGCTGCCGGGAGCTCCGTAAAGCACATAGGCGACCGCGCGGCGCAGAACGCGCTCGAATGTATCGCGGATGACTCGGACGTTGGCTGTCTCGTAGATCTCGCCCATGGTCTGCGTGGGCGGCAGAACGGGATGAGCGTCCAGAAACTCATTGATGGCAAGACGGATGCGCTCATCGCTGCGACCGACACGCTCATAGCGGTCATTAAGGAATTGCACGAGCGTGGACTCGCCGTATCCGATGCGGCGCGCGAGATCGGGCCGGGTGAGCCCGGTGCGCGCCAGAAAATCGAGAGTTCGTGCGATGGTCTGCTTCCGCTGGGGAGCGGTGATCTGCAGGCCTTCCACGCGCTCATCGCGCGTAAGAGTGTTACTCACTGAGAGCCTCCAAAAAATCGGTTGCGATATCGACCGCCGATGGGGGCGCGACGGTGTTTTGCCCGGCTTTGGGCTTGCGCGCCGTGGGCCGGTCGTTGATGTGTTGCTGGGTTGCGGCCGGGAGCTGGGTGCGCTCCCGGAGGACATCGATCGCAGGCACGTAGCCTGCCTGGTCCGCGCGCTTGCGGATGGTGCGCACGGTTTCGCGAGCGGCCTTTTTGAGGCGCATGCGCTCCGCCATGCTGGCGGCGATGTAAGGCTGCGCAGCGGCGGAGTGGGGCTGGAGCTGGACGCGATGCACGCGGGCGAGCACGCGGCCATCAAGGTCAGTGACGATGGCGGTCTCGGGCGCGATCTCGTTTTCGTCGTAGTGGACAAAAACGTCGTTGCTGCCGTGCGTAAAGAGATTGGCGCTGCCGACCTCATCGCCAACCGCGGGACCATAAAACTCGTTGGCGAGCCGAATGTTGCCAGAGTCGAGCTTGCGCTGCGCGCGCGCCCAGAAGAGATGGTCGAGGTTGCTCAGATCGGGGATATGGCGTGACTCGACCGGATAGCCCCCGTCGTAGACCTCGTTGGGTGAACGGCCGTCCATGCCACGCCCGCGATGAGGCGCGACGGAGTACTCGGTCTCGAGCCACGCGGTGCCGAGCTGGATCAGCTCGCTTGCGCGCAGCAGCGGCGAGGCCTCGGCATGGCCCGACTTGATCGCCCGCTGGTGCGCGACAGCGAGCGCGTTGGTCGCACCCGGACGGCGATAGGCGTTGCCGGTGGTGTAACCGGCAATCACGCGGTCCAGGCGCATGTGCAGCGTGCGGAAAAAACGCTCGATGTGCTTGGATTGCGGATGGTACTTGAGGCAGTGCTGCACCTCGATGCCGAGGCGGCTGAGGACGCCCAGGCTCTCGACCCAGGCCACGTCCGCAACAAACTGCTCGCTGGCCACGCGTTTCCAGACCGGCGCTGCGCCGCGCGCGACGCGCTTGTAGTCCTTGCCGTTATCGACGTAGAGCGTCGATGGCGCGCCGTAGCGCTCGATGCCGCGACGCAACGCCAGCGCGATGGAGCGGGAGCTGCCCTCCACTGTCCAGCAATAGCCCATGGGCTTGCGGCTGCGGTAGTCGATCATCGCCGTAAAGCGCAGGCGGATGGCGGCGTTCGGCGCGGCGCCCTCAAAGCAGTCGTTGCGCACCAGCACGTCGTGGATCATGTGGTCCGAGACCCAGATCTGGTTGGGCGCGATGTCGGTGTAGGCTTTGCGCAAAAACGGCAGGCTCGCCTTCGCGAGCCAGCGTGACTACGGGCTCGGGCAGATCGTCTGAGTCGAGCCAGCGCCGGACGGTCGAATAGTGAGGCGCGAGGATGCCGGCCCTGCTGCACCAACGCTGCAATGCCTCATAGGCTGCAATCTTTGATTGCTCCGGCTGCAAATAGGCCGCCGCTGTAACGTCCTTCGCCTCAGGATGCTCCTCAAACCAGCGCGACAGTCCTTTGTCTTGCCGGTTGCGGTCTGCCAGGGCGGCGAGGCCGCCATCGCGCCAGCGCTTGAGCCAGCGCTTCAACGTGCGCGAGTAGACGCCGGAGATCTCGGCCTGGTACTCGAGCATCCGGGTTTGAGAGGTGACCTGCGAGCCGTCCTTGAGCCGCAGCGCGGCGTAGCGGAGTGGGTCTTTGTCAAAGTCCACGATGGGCTGCAGGACGGCCCAGCGCTCCTCTGCCTGGCGTTGAGCGGCCGCGCCGACGGGTAGCGTGTCAGGCGCGGCCTTGGCGGGGAGGGCCACCTGCGAATCGGTAAAGAGCGGCAGGCTGCGCATGGCCGATGCCGCGTTGCTGCAGGCCTCGGCGACGCGGCGCTCGCTGGCAGGCAATGACGATGCCAGATACTCGCGCAACGGCTTGCCGTTGCGGCCGGTGCGGCCCGTGGCGCGCGAGATGATGGAGCCGTGGCGAGCCTGCTCGCGCAGCCAGCGATCCGTCAGGCCGGTGCGGGCAATAGCCTCCTCGGCGGTGAGCCACTCGTGCGCCGCGGCCTGCGGAACAAGATAGAGCTTCGGGGCCGCGCTCATGCCGACGCTCCGCTCTGTGGCGTGTTTGCAGATTCCAGATCGTTGAGCTGTTTTTCCAGCCGGCGGAGGCGCTTATTAGCCCGAATCAGATCGACCTTCACTCTTAAAATCTGGTACTGCAAAAGACTTTTTTCGCTCCAACCGCATTCGGCCAGAACCGAAACAACGCTGGGACGCTTCTTCTTGCGAGGTGCGCTCATAGCCGCACCCCCGAAAGCGCAGACTCCAGGCGTGCGGTGTGTTCCTCCGCGCGCTTGCGGATGAGGTATTGGCGCCCGAGCTCGAGGAGCTGCTCCTCAGCCGGACCGATCAGGCGGAAACCTCCGCGCTCGGCTATGCAATGAAGGAGCTTCCAATCGTGGGTTGCGTGACAAAAGGCGCGCACGTATTGCACCGGAAATCGATGCTGCTCAGCGGCTGCGCTGGAGTAGCTATTGAGCATGCGGACCGTGACGCGATCGCCGGTGAGGCAAGACATTTCCTCGGCAATGACCTCGCGGCTCTTGCCAGAGCGGCGGATTGCGTCGGTGACGAGTGCGCGAATCGTGGTCTCATCCGCGCAGGTGCCGGGGGCGGGCCACCTGTTTGCGTCGCCGAAGAGCGCGGCTTGATCGGGTGGAAAAACTGACGCCGAGTTCTCCAGTGACGAGGGGGACACTCCTGGCGGAGACTGAGCTGGCGATGAATACCTCCCTCTCATGCGGCCCTCCGCTTCGCTTTCTCGGTCCTACGTCTAACCTCGCGCCGCACCTCAGCGCTTACGCGCTTCGACGTGCGCTCTCCCCTCGCAACCTGCCGAACGTGCTGCGGCGTAACGCCCAACTTCCGTGCGACATGGGAATAAATGCCGTAAATTGCAGAGGCGTGGTCGATTTCGGGGATTGCAGGTTTAAACTTGACCGACAAGTTGAACTCCGATCCGGGGAATATGCAGACCACCATAATGCATGCATGCATAAGGGTCAAGGGAAAAGTGTGTCAGGATCAGCGAAACAATTGGACCAGGTAGCGAAGAACATAAAGGCGTTACGCGAGCGGCTTGAAATGAGCCAGCAGCGCTTCGCCCTCGCACTCGGGGTAGATCAGGGGTCCGTCTCGCGCTGGGAGCGCGGCAAGATTCGTCCCACGCCCGAAACGTTCGCCCGAATGGCGAAGCTCTCCGACGACGAGAAAAAGCTTTATTTTCTGGAAGAAGCGGGCGTTCCCGCCTCTTACTTTCTAGGCGAAAAAATGTTGCCGGAGATGCTCTTCGCCGCAAGCGAGGCGGTGGCGAAGTCGCTGGAGGATAGTAACCAAGTCACGGCCACAAAAGGCATCTTTACGCCGCAGGAGTCGCTCTCTATCATCCCCTACGTTCAAGACCCATTGAAGGTAGGTACGAAAGAAGCGATGAGCACATCGAGTAGTATTTTGCAGTTCCCCTCCAGTTGGCTGCCCCTCGAGGGCACCCTCCAAGCCACCCGTTTCCCTAATCCCGGCATTCCTTATATGTCCACGGAGGTCATTGGCATCGTAGACGTGAGCCGCCGAGATCCAGATCGCCTGGTCGGCTGCATCGTAGCCGTAATCGGATACGAGGGGTTGGAAGCAATGGTGCTCCGTCGCGACGGGACCACCTATCTGCTGCTCCCGATAGGTGCCGAAAGCAGCCGTGTGAGAGTTCTGAAGTCTCATGGCGTTGGAAGCATAGCGGGTCGCATCTGCAAATGGATCGGGGATGCTCCGGAGCCGAAGAACAAAAAGGCTTCACGTAGAGTCACCGGCCCCGCGTGATCTCAGAAAACCGCTCATCTACAGAAAGAAGAAATGCGGTTTTGCGCGACTCGATGGGAGATCTGTTAAATTTCAACCGCCAAAGTCGCGAGGTGAACAGGAGAGCCTTAGCGTGAAATGGAGATCAGGTTGTTCCGCGATATTAGGTACGACCCTTTTATTGCTTTCGGGGTGCGCGAACAGGAGCACGCTTGCTGGTGTTGAATCGCGATTGCATTCACCTGACACTCTCCGCGCCACCACGTCATTTCCTGCGCGAGTTGCGTCGGAGAAGGCTTGTGGCATCGCTCCGGACCCCGAAATCCGATGCACACCGGGAAATGTATCATTCGAGGCGCATATTTCGTATGTTCCCGGGAAGCCCAGAAGTGCAAGCAGAACCATACAAATCGAAGTCACCGAGGATTCTTTCAGTGCGCCAGGCGTTCCCGGTACGGTGCGTCGCGCGCAAGCCGTCCTGACGATCTCTGAGTTTAAGGATCTCGCACGATGTCTCAAGCTGTTTGAGTCAGAGGGGCGCGCCGACTTGGCGAAGATACCCGGATCGAGCCCGCAGATCGATTTTGTGTCAGAACAGGGATTCTCCGCTGGCTACTACAAAAGCGACGATGGGTCAGAACGCCTCATCTTCTCCATTGGCGACTCGTCAGCAGACTTTCCGATAAAGGCGATCCCCGCCGTTGAGCGCACGGTTCAGGCGACGATGGCTGACGCCTACACGCGGGTAAATGGCAAGTGAGAGGGAGGGACGAGCAGCATGGCTAAATGCGAAATCTGCGGGAAGTGGGCTGGCGTCGGACGGAAGCGGCATGACTTCTGCCAGGAAGACTCTTTGATTCCAGCAGCGCCCAGGTCAACCGTCACGGCACCGGCAACAATGTGGACGATCGCCTTCGGCGTGTTCTGGGGTATCGTGCTCTTCAGCGCGGCGATCACGTTCCTCGCGCTGATATTTTTCCTGTTCCGCCTTCTCATCGGGACATAAGGGAGTCGTCGCGCTCCCTCACGGCCCGCGATTGCGGGCCGTTTTTCATTTGATGTTTCCGCGCCGCGCGATGTTTGCGGATCGGTCCCTGTAGGGATGGGCGCGCCTCTACGCTCGATCTATCTCCGGTGAGGAGTGGGAATCCGCGCATTGCGACTTTGATTTGAAAGGAGCTTCGCGGAGTGCCAGAGCCAGGAGCCCCCGGCGCGGGCTTACCCCTTTCGCTTCGCGCGGAAGCCGCGCCGGCCCTCCTGACACTCCGGGAGCGAGGGCGCGATGAATGCTCAAGAGAGCGACTTTCTGAAACTGGTGGTTCCGGCGGCGCAGAGCGCGATGCGGAAGTATGGCGTGCCCGCGTCGGTGACGATTGCGCAGGCGATTCTGGAGAGCGGCTGGGGCAAGAGCTCCCTGGCGCGGCAGTGCAACAACTTTTTCGGCATCAAGGCTGTGGCCAGCGCGCAGCCGGGCAGCTACCAGGAGTTTCCGACCTCGGAGTTCGTGGACGGACGCCGCGTGCAGGAGATGGCGCGCTTCGCGAAGTATCCCACGCCGGCCGCAGGCTTTGAGGCGCACGCGCTGCTGCTCTCAACCGCGGTGCGGTATCGGCCGTTCATGGCGATGTGCCAAGTGCGCAAGGTGGGCTCAGCCTGCAGCGAGCTGAAGACGTGCGGCTACTCTACGAACCCCGACTATGACGACCTGCTGTTCGAGCTGATCGACGAGTTTGACCTGCAGCAGTACGACATCTGGCCGACGCCGCCGGCGCAGGCTGCGGAGGCGGTGGCATGACGCGCAAAGAGATTCTTGAGCTGGCTGGTTCGATTGTTACGGTGGTGCTGGTCGCGCTGTTCGCGGTCATTTGGCTGCGGCAGCATGATGCGCAGCTCAAGGCGCAGGCGACCGCGCAGGCCCAGCGGCAGGTGATTCAGGCCCAGCAGCAGCAGATTGATGCGGCCAAGGCCGACATTGCGAGCACGGCGGCGACCTTGAAGCAGCAGCTCGCGACGATTGCCGTGGAGCGGGCGCAGGCGGCGAGCATCACGCCGCAGCAGTTTATCCAGGCCGTGCCGAAGGTGATCCAGATCCCGGTTCCGCTGACGTTGACGCAACCGGCGCCGCAGACAGAGACGGTGAACGGAAAGGCGGTATCGATTCCGGCTGCGCCCGAGGTGCAGATTCCAGCGGCGGACCTGCCAGCGTTTGAGACTTACAAGCTGGACTGCGACGCGGCGAACGCGAAGCTGTCGGCCTGCTCGAAGACGAGCGCGGACCAGGCGGCGCAGGTGACGGCTCTGCAGGCACAGCTCGCCGCCGAGAAGAAGACGGCGGACGGCTACCGGAATGCTGCCCGAGGCGGATCGGTGCTGCAGCGGATAGCGCGCGGGGCGAAGTGTCTGGCGATTCAGGGCGCGGCGGCCTATGGTGGCGCGAGCATCGATAAGCGCCAGCCGGGCGTAGGCGCGGCGATCGGGACGGTGGCTGGAGGGCTGGGATGCCAGATCTTCTGAAGCCCGAGCAGGCCGGGAGCTGGGCGCGGCCGTTTCTGCGCTCGATGCTGAGCGAGGACGATGGCGCGGTGAGCAGCTCGCGGGTCTGCGTGGCGCTGGTGATCGTCTTCGTGCTGGGCTTTTTGACGGCGCTCTTGGCGAAGATCCACGCGCCGGTCACGGTCGAGGAGTTTTGCCGGGCAGTGGAGTCGCTCGGAATGTTTACCGGAGGCGTGACCGGGACGCTTTACGGGATCAATCGGGCCGGAAACGTGTTTGAGAAGCGGGCCGACAGGCCCTAGGAGGTAGTGATGACGACGCTGATTTTGATGCTGTTGGCATTTGGGCTGGGCGTGCTGGTGAGCGTGGCGCGCCACGGGCAGCTGGTCGATGGCGTGAAGACGTGGGGCGAAAAGCTGCTGGGCGGCGTTGAAAACCGGCTCTGGACCCTGATGCGGGAGAGCTGGACCGACGCCAACCAACATATCCAGGAAGCGGAGTCCAGGTTGAAGGCGGACGTGGCCGCGATTGAGGCGAAGGTGGATATGCTGCTGCGCCGTACGGGCATTTCTCCGGAGAGCCTGGCGGCTGCCGCGCAGCCGGTGGCCGCAGCGAACCAGCCGGACCCCACGCCATCCGCGAAGCCGGAAGAGGCGCAAAGTTCCAGCGCGGGCCAGTAGGGCCGCACCAAGATACACCAACGTAGCGACGAACGAAACCCGGCGGCTCCGTGGTCAACCAGCTACCGAGCCGCCGGGAAGTAGGAATGAGAGAGGCAGACGATGGACGAGAACAAGAAAGAGATGTGGGCGCTCGTTGAGCTTTTCGGGCACAACCGTATTGCCGGCCGCGTCTCGGAAGCCGAGATCGGCGCTGGAAGTCTGATCCGCGTTGACGTGCCGCAAATCGGGGAGCGCGCGCCGCTGACCAAGTATTACAACGTGAAGTCGATCTATGGAATCACGCCCGTCGACGAGGAGACCGCTCTTCGCATGGCTAAGGATTTGAGGCCTGAGCCAGTGAGCGAGTTCAGCCTTACGCGAGAACTCGACCGGATGCGACGCCTGAGCAGCGGTTCGGCCGAGGACGATGGCGATGACGGACCGGATTTCGGATGACGAAGAGGCGACCTTCGCCAGTGGAGCTGGCCAAGGAGAGAGTGAGGAGCGACATGAGCGCATCTGCATGTCAGCACGGTTACCCACCCTGCAGGGAGTGCCTCCGGGCAGCCGAAAAGTCGCGGCGGATTTCCCGGGACTGGGGCCGGATCTCGACCGAGGTTTCCGAGATCGTCCGTGCGTCCCGGCCGGCGCTTTTGCCGCCGATGCCGAAAACGCCGGAAATGCCCCCAGGAGCTTCGGGGGGGGGTGTAATCCCCCACGCGGAAATTCCGTGTGCGCAGGAGAATTTTCTAGGGCGCTTTACGGGGCACCAGGGAAAACTTTCTGACCCTCGAAAGCGGCTTTGAGGGGGCCGGAAGCCGTGAGCGGGTTTTCAGGGGTTGTTTTGGGAGTGGTCTGGGAGGGGCGGTAGAGGTGTTGGGAAACGGTCGGCATGCGGATGTGAAAATCGGGTTCCGGTACGGATGGCTTCGGTCGGTGGCCGTGGGCCTGGGCGGGGCGAGCGTGGCGGCCATCGTGATGGGCGGCTACAAGATTCTGGAAACGCAGCCGTCGGAAGCCTTCGCGCTGCTGCGGAGCTGGGGACCGAATCCGCTGATCGAGATCTCGGTCGTGGTGGTCTTCGGGACGTTGCTGCAGCAGTTCGTGGAAATTGCCAAGCAGGGCGTGGAGGCGCAGCGCGACATGGCCGAGGCGATGACGAAGATCGCCGAGAAGGACGACCGGCAGTTGCAGGAGATTCAGACGCTCTCGGCTTACACGGCCACCCAGGCCGAGCGCATGCACCGCAGGACGGACCGCATGAGCAACCTGCTGGCGCAGATTGCCGAGAGCATGAAGATTCCGGTGCAGAACGCCGGCGATGAAGAGGACTGATGATGGATGACCTGACTCCGAAGAAAGCGCGGCGCATGCGCGGGCAGATTCTGCTGCTGCTGCGCTCGCGCCACAACGTGCAGGGCAGCCGCTTTGACTCCGTCGCCCTGACGCGCACGCTGCAGGACCTGGCCTTTGACGTGAACCTGATCGACGTGCTGACGCTGCTGCAGGATCTGCAGGACCGCCGCTACGTGCGCTTCACGGCACGGCACAATTCACTGACGGGGCGCCAGTATTTCGAGAAGATCGAGCTCACCGCCGCGGGACGCGACCAGGTCGAAGAGAACGTTGCGACCGATCCGGCCCTGGAGTTTTGAACCGTGGCCGCCCGCAGACCCCGGACCGGCGAGCGCCGGCGCACGCAGCAGCCGCTCAAGATCGACCGCCTGATCGAGGCAATGCCCGAGCTGCGCCAGACGCTGCAGAAGCTGAAGAACAGCGACGGGCTCACCTGGCAGGAGATCGAAGAGCGGTCAGCGCTCCCAAAAGCCCAGGGCGGATTCATCGAGTGGGACGAGCTGCCCACCTCTGTTCTCGAGCTCTTCCCGGACATGCGGCTGCCGCACAGCAACCTGCACCGCTGGTATGACCTGCGCGTGCAACAGGTGGTGAGCGAGACGCTGGCGCGGTCTGCCCAGGCGCGGGAAATTGCCGAAGCGTTTGCGCGCTCGACGGTGGATGGCTCGGACGAAGCCGTGCTGAATGCGGCGCGCGACCAGATCATGTCGATTCTCTCGGAGGACGCCACCACGAAGGGACGCATGGGCGCGGCGAAGGCTCTGATTGTACTCGCGGAGATATTGCAGCAGCGGCGGACGAATGAGCTGCGTGAGCGCCAGGTGGCCGTAAACGAAAAGAAAGTGCAGGCGCTGCTGAAGCGCGAGGCGCTGACGCGCCGCAAGCTGGAAGCAGAAACCGAGCGGCTGCAGAAGAAGGCCAGCAAGGGGCAAGTCACGGAAGCCGACCTCGCGCGGCTGAAACAGCGCGTCTTCGGAATCGCGCCCAGGGAAGAGTCCGAGGGCGCTCATGGGTAAAAAGCTGCTGGCAGCAACGCTGGCGCTCGCTTCGGTCGTGCCAGGTGCGGTTCCGGTGCGGCCGGAGGTGCCGCCGGCGCTTGCCCTGCGGCCCTACCAGGTGCGATGGGTGCAGGATGAAGCGCGATTCAAGATCGCGGTCAAGTCTGCACGCATCGGCTTTTCTTTCGCGACCGCGCTTGAGGCTGCGCTTGATTGCCTCGCGCATCCAAACACGACCTGGACGGTATTGAGCGCCAGCAAGGCGCAATCGGTCGAGTTCATCGAGACATGTCATCGCCTGATCGAGGTGATGACCGGCACGGCCGAGCTCTACCACGACGAAGACTGGTATGACGAGCTGGGCCACATTGAGGCGATCCAGCAGCGGATTACCTTTGCCAACGGCGCGCGCATCATCGCGCTGCCGGCGAATCCCCGCACGGCCCGCGGCTATCCCGGCAACGCGATTCTGGACGAATTTGCGCATCACGAGGAGAGCTACGCCATCTGGGCTGCGATTACGCGCCAGGTAGCCCTCGGCCACAAGGTGCGCGTGCTATCGACGCCGAACGGCGAACAGGGCAAGTTCTACGACTTGTGCAAGGAACTGGGACTTACCGATGGCGTGGCTCCTGAGAATAACTTCAAGATCGTGAAGGGGTGGTCGATTCACTGGATCGACGCTCCGATGGCGATTGCCGATGGCTGCCCGATCAACATGGATGAGATGCGCCAGCTCATCCAGGACGCGGACATCGTTAATCAGGAGTTCTACTGCGTCTTCCTGAAGTCTGGCGGCGCGTGGATCCCGCTCGATCTGATTCAGCGGGCCGAGAGCGAGACGGCAACGGTGGAATGGCCTGGCGGTTACGCGCCACGCGGGCGGCTCTTTGGCGGCATCGACGTGGGACGCTTCTCGAACCGGACCACCTTCTGGGTCAAAGAAGACCTGGGCGACGTGCTGGTGACGCGCATGGCGATGGCGATTCACGAGATGCCGTTCCCGGACCAGGCGAATCTGATTGCGCCGTGGATGAAGATGACGCAGGTGACGGCGATCGACTCCACGGGCATGGGCATTGGTCTATTCGACGACCTGAACAAGCTGTGCCCCGGGCGTGTGATGGGCGTCAATTTTGCCGGATCGAGCCGCGTGCGCGACGAGCAGAAGAAAAAGCACGCGGCCACGTCGAACGTAGCCGATGGTGCAGTGCGGCTCAAGGTGGATCTGGCAGTGAAGCTCAAGAAGTCGTTCGAGTCCGGGCGCGAGCGCATTCCGTATTCGCTTGACATCCGGACGGAGATCCAGGGCGTCAAGCGCGTGGCCACGGCCAGCGGCGTGACCTTTGACGCACCACAGGTGGCGATTGAGACCGGAGTTGCCGGCGGCAAGAAAACCAAGGCGCGCGCGCACGCTGACCACTTCTGGGGATGCGCGCTGGCGACCTACGCGGCGCAGTCAAACGTGCTGGCGCTCGGGATGCAGACATCGAGCAAGCGGCCGTCGTACTCGATGACAGGAGGCTTTCAGTAATGGCAGCAGATAACGAGATCCCGGCGGTACCGCCGAAGGGACAGATTGTCAGCACCCAGGCGCTCTATCTCACGCAGATTTCGCAGTACCGCAATTCGCTGGGCTTCGGCGGGACGCGCAGTCCCACGGCGATCTGGCAGGAGATGAAGCTCTTCCAGCCCTCGACGATGGCTTATTACCGGGAGCTGGAGGAGAAAGATGAGGACGTTGCCAACGCTCTCGACACGCTGAAGCTGAGCGTGCTCGAGCGCGACCGCAATGTGCTGCCGGCGAACAAGGAAGACTCCAAGGCTGCGGACGTTGCCCAGTTTGTGAAGGAACAGCTCGACGGGCTCGATTTTCACGCCGTTCTGGATTGCGTGCTGGATGCGGCCGGCTACGGATTCAGCGTGCAGGAGCTGGTGTTCGACGTCTCGATGGGGCAGGCGTCGCTGCAGTCGATCGACGATTGCCCGCAGGAGCTATTCCTCTTCGGCGACCGCTACTATCCGCAGGTCGGCCCGCTGCAGATGCTGGACTCGCCCTGGGCGTCCAGTGGCAATCCGGTCCCGGAAGAGAAGTTCCTGGTGATGTCGTACCGCATGCGCGGGCGCAGCCGGATCGGTCAGCCGCTGTTGAAGGCGATCTTCTGGCCGAGCTGGTTCAAACGCAACGTGCAGCGACTCTGGCTGCAGTTCGCCGAGAAGGGGCCCGGCACGGCCGTGGTGCGCTACAACGACGCGAACAATGCCGAGGAGCGGCAGAACGCGGTCAACATCGCGCAGGCCATCGTGGACGGCACGGCCATCGCAGTGCCCGCCAATTTCGATTATGACCAGGAGCTGCTCAAGATTGCGCGCTCGCAGGATCCGGCGGTCTACGAGCATTTCTTTCAGGCGATGCAGTACTCGATCGTACGCCGCGTGCTGGGCGAGACGCTGACGAGCTTTGGCAATGAAGGTGGAACGGGATCAAAGGCGCTCGGCACTACGCATGCAGACACGCTCGAGAAACGCAGCGTCGAACTTTGCCGTGCGCTTGAGTCGATGATCAACCGGCAGCTTGTGCGCCGGCTCGTGCTCTGGAACTTCGGGCCCGATGCGCCGATGCCAAAATGGTCGTTTGACCTGGCCGAGGAAGAAGATCTGAGCACACGCCTTGCAATTGATAGCGGCCTGCAGGGACTGGGCAAAAAGATCACGGTCGGCTACGTCGTGGAGCGCTACGACATGCCGCTGGCTCCGGGCGAGAATCCGGACGACGTACTCGTGCCCAACGTCAACGCGCCGAAGGTGCAGGAGCAGTTGCGGTCGACCGAGTCGGCGGCCTTCAGCGAGTCAGAAGAAGCGGCCAAGGCGGAGATGGCCGAGGTGGACGAGCTGCTGGCGCGCATGAAAGCCGACGCGGAGCAGGTGATGAAGGAGCGGGTGCGCGAGATCGCTGACCAGACCGTTCCGGTGGTCAAGCCCTGATGCTGGTGCGTGCTCACCTGCCGAGGGTCGGAGACGGCGGGTACCAGCGCCGCCTGGGCGATCTGCTTGCGCACCATCTCGCGCACGCGGATCTCGCCGGGCGGCTGCACATCCTGCGGCATGCTCACCGCAAGACGGGCAAGCTGATGCCGCTCGCGATGACGTCGCGTACGGTGCTCTTTGCCGATGACAAGGATGCGGAGCGAGCCGCCGGAGACATCGCGACCGTCTCCCTGGGCGCGAACTTCGGCTTTCCGGATACGACAAGCTCCAGCTACATTCGCGAGCTGACGCCGGTCACGCGCGCCGTCTTCGACGGGCTCAGCTCGCGCTACAAGCGTGATGCTTTCACCCTCGCCGGAACCAGCGACGTGCGCATGATCGAGAAGATCCGCAACGAGCTGGCCGACGTGGCCGAAAAAGGCGGCACGCCGCGCGACTTCAGGAAAGCTGTCGCCGCGCTCAAGGAAGAGTCGGATGTCAAAGCGCTGAATGCCTTCTCGCTTGACACGGCCTTCAATACCGCGATGCAGAAGGCTTACAGCGCGGGACGCCTGGAGCAGATGCTGGAGCCGCATATCGTCGAGGCGCTGCCTTATTGGCAGTACTGGACGATGGAAGATGATCGCGTGCGGCCGGAGCACGCGGTGCTGGACCAGTTCCTTGCGCGAGCGATTGACCCGGTGTGGCATAAGATCTATCCACCGTGCGGATTTAATTGCCGGTGCTCGGTTGCACCGTTGACCGAAGAAGAAGCGCTCGAGCTCAATCCCAAGGCGAATGAAGGCGGGATGGAACGTCTGCCGGCACTCGCTGTCGAGCTGGTTCCGCAGCCTGGATTCCGCAGCCTGATGGCGGCATAATCTTTCCGCGCCGCTACACGTAAGCGAACTGATGCCGCAGTTGCGCCGCGCCGTTGAATGATTGCGTCAGTGGCAAACCCAACCAAGACCGTCGATGGCAAAGCGCTTCCGCGCACGGAGTTCGCATATGTAGGCGACCCTGAGAAGATTGCAACCTGGCATCTTCCGATCGACAAGGAACACATTCAGGCCGCGCTCGATCTCTTCGGGCACGAGACGCACGTCCCGGCAGACAAGAAAACCGAGGTTGCACGCCGCATCGCGGCGCGCGCCCGCTCACTCGGAATCGACGCGAAGAATTTCGAGAGGAAGTACTGCGGTCTGGAGCACGCGGACTTTAGCGGTGGATGGGTTGAAATCTTCCGCGCCGGCGACTACGGCAGCAAGGGCGTTTACACGGCGGACGATCTTGACCGCATCGTGGCGAGCTACGATCCGCGCTTCCATGAGGCCCCGGCCGTCATCGGCCATCCGAAGCACGACATGCCGGCGTATGGCTGGACCGATCGCCTGATGCGCCAGGGCGATATGCTGCTGGCAAAGTTTCGCGAGGTTGACCCTGCGTTTGAGGAGGCTGTAAAAAGCGGCCGATTCAAAAAGCGCTCGGCGGCTTTTTACCTGGGCGAAGACGGCAAGATCTCTGGCCTTCGCCATGTGGGCTTTCTCGGCGCGCAGCCGCCTGAGGTGAAGGGGCTCAAGAATCTCAATTTTGACGATGCCGGACGTGAGTTCACTGAACTCGAGTTTGGCCAGGAGGAACCGATGGCGGAACAGCAGGTGGACAAGAAGACGCTGATCGATGCGATCTCAGAGTTCTTTACCGAGCGCTTTGGCAGCAAGCAGGGAGCGCAGCCAGTCTTCAGCGAGAAGGACGCGCGCGATCTCGTCGATGCGGCCGTTGAGCGCGCCACGAAGCCGCTGGTGGACCAGATCACACAGATGAAGCAGGACGCCGAAGCGCAGACGCGGAAGTTTGCCGAGCGCGAGGCATCTCTGACGCAGGGCGATCGCAAGCGCCGCGCGGCCGAGGCCATCAATGGCCTGAAGGCGAAGGGCTCCTGGGTTCCGGCGTTTGATCGTATCGGCGGCGCGGTGCTGTTCGAGGAGCTGGCCGGGATGTCCGGGACCATCGAGTTTGGCGAGGCCGACAAGGACGGCAAGAAGCCGCAGAAGTCGCCGCTGGAAGTGATGGTCGCCTTTATGGAAGGTCTCGGGAAGATCGTGCCCGGCGGCCGGATCGTCGAGGCGCAGGCGTCGCGGAGCAGCTCCAGCTCCAGCTCCGGCAACGCGCATCCCGCAGTTGTCGCCGCGCGCGAGTATCAGAAGGCCAACCAGGGCGTGACTTTTGAGGAGGCGATGATCAAAGTCGTTTCCGAGAATCCGGCGCTCGAGAATCCGGAAGCCGCTGCCGCTGGCGCGGTCTAGATGTCGCTTTAGATCGCTGCATCTTGCGGCGCAGATTTCAAACTGGGAGAAAAAGTCGTGGCAAACATCTACACCGAAGGCAAAGGGCCGAAGGGGATCACCGTCAAGGAATCCCTGCTGCCCAACGCGGTCGCGGGCTACTCCCGCGGTCTGGCTGTGAGCTATGGCGCGGACTCGAGCCACTGCGTGCTCCTGCAGCCGGGAGTGCAGGCGCTTGGTCTTCTCGAAGAGGACGCAATTGACGCCGGCCAGGCGTGCGCGGTGATTGAGTTCGGTCAGGCGGTCGCTCAGATCGGCGCGAACATCACAGCGCAGCAGCCGCTTACGACGAACGCGGCCGGGCAGCTCGTTCCCGCGCAGCCGGGGCAGCCCATCGCGGCGATTGCGCTCGAGACGCAGGTCTACGTGGCCCCTGGCAGCTTTGCCACGGTTTTCGTGGTCGCGGCGCTCAATATCTCGATGCCGGGCGATGCGGTGACGCACTACGTCGCGGCCGGCGCAATTCCGGTCGCCGAGGGTGCAGCCGGCCTGGGCGGTGGTGCGGCTCTCGCGATGACGCTTGCGCTGCCGACCGAGGCGCAGGACGGAACCAAGATTTTTATCACTGCGGAGTCTTCGGAGGCTCACACGGTGACCACGGCCGCCAACGGAATCAACGGCGCGAAGCATGTTGTGACGTTTGCGACGCGCGGCGATGGGGTCGTGCTGGAGGCCATGGGCGGCGTCTGGAATGTGCGTTCGCTCGTTGGCGGAGCGGCTATCGCTTAACAGATGAAAGGCGCCAAGGCGCCTCTCAATTGACGCCCTTGCGGGCAGGAGGTTGTTTATGGGTGGCTATGTTGGTCCGGCGCCGGTTGGGTTCCCCAACGTTGCGCTCGCGCAGCTCGCCAAGGAGTTCAACGATGACCAGGTGCCTCTGGTCGGCGATCTGATTTGTCCGAACGTGCCGGTTGAGCGCCAGTCGTTCCCCTATCTGGTCTGGGATCGCAGCAATTTGAAGCTGCCCGACACCACGCTGCGCGCGCCCGGCGACTCGGGGCAACTGATTCGTCGCAGCTTCTCGGAAGACACCTACTTCTGCCGCTCGCACGCGCTCGAGACGAATATCCCCTTCGAGTCCGAAGCCTACGCGGCTGGTTTGGGCTTCTCGGAGCGAGCACATGCGACAAAGGACCTGATCGGCCGCATCCGCCTGAAGCGCGAAGCCGAGATTGCGACGTTGGCTCTTTCGGCGCAGAATTTTCCGAACAACCTGACGCTCGCGGGCACGGACATGTGGGATGCGTATATCACGAACCCCGCCACCGATACCTCGAATCCGCTGGTCGACGTCGAGAATGCGAAGGAGCAGCTTCGGCGCGCTGCGGTTCCTGACAAGCTGATGGTCTTGGTTCTTTCGAGCCCCCTTGTCAAGGTGCTCGTGAATCACCCGGTTATCGTGGAGCGCTTCAAATACACGAACACGATGGGGATCGTTGACATCGACAAGTTGTCTTCGGTCTTTGGCGTGACGTGCGTCAAGGCCGCGGCTCAGATTGCGACGCTGAACGGCGAGCTGCAGTGGGTTTGGGGCAACGACGCGTTCCTTGGCTACGCGCAGAAGACCCCTTCGCGCGAGGACGTGAGCTGCATGAAGACGTTCACCTGGGCTGGCGGCAAGGGTCCCGGACCGAACGGCACGCCCATGGATTATCCGGGCGCTCCGGGAACCGTTGACGGTTATGGCGTGCTGGAGTGGATCGATCCGCACCTGTCGAAGAAGACCTACTGGCAGTCCGTGGACTGGTACTACGACACGAAGGTGACTGCGCAGGAGACGGGCTTCCCGATCCTGAACGCGGTCTCCGGCGACTCGGCGCTCTATCTGCCGAACCAGATCGAGGGCTAGCGGTAACTCTTAAGAACGGGCCGCGCTTCGCCGCGCGGCCTCTTTGCAGCACCAAGGCTCAGGAGGGCTGAAATGGCGAAGGAGCAGGTTGTAAACAGTGGGCCGTCGAAGCGCTTTGTTGCGCTGCGCACGCTGAAATATGGCGGCAAGTACTACGTCAAGGGCCGCGAGTTCCAGGTGCTGGTCTCAGACGTGGAGAAACTTCAGAAGCTCAAGGTGATCGGCGAAAGCCCGGTATCGAAGGCTGCCGAATCCGCCGCGGAGAAGGGCGAAAAGTAACTGATGGCTTACGCTGTCCAGTCCGATCTGGTCCCGCTGCGCATCACGCAGCAGGAGGCCACGCAGCTCACGGTGGACGTGCCGAGCGGCAACGCTCAGACAGACGCCGCCGTGACTGCGCAGATCATCACCGCCGCGCTCGAAGAGGCGTCGGGGATGGTGGACAGCTATTGCCGCCAGCGCTATGCCACGCCCCTGCAGCAGTCGGACGATGTGAAAGGCAAGACGCTCGATATCGCAGTGTTTCTTCTCTTCAGCCGTCGGCGCCAGACGAAGATCAGCGAGACGGTTTCGCAGCGCTACAACGCCGCGATCCAGTTTCTGCAGGCCGTGAGCGCAGGTAAAGCCGTGCTGGACCAGCCGGCGAATGCCACGCCCCAGTCTGCCCTCGGCTCGGCGCAGGGTTCGGAGCGCGATCAGTGCCTGCGCTTCCGCGACTGCAATATTCAGGGGTTCGTATGAGCGCCGAGATTGTCCAGGTCCAGAACGGCCGCGTGATGCTGGCGCTCAGCCGCTGGCGTCTGTCGTTCCGGGAGAATCAGGAACTCATGGGCATCCTGGGCGCCTCGATGATCCGCTCGATCTACCGGACTTTCCGGGAAGAGGGATCGCCTGCGGGATCGTGGCCCGCGCTTTCGCCCAGCACGATCCGGAGTAATCCAAAGATATATACGGCTGGACATAAGCTCCTGGTGATCTCGGGACTGTTGAGGAATTCGATCAAGTGGTCCGCGTCCCCGGGCGTGGTCGAGATCGGCACCTCCGTGGTCTATGCGGCCGTGCAGAACTTTGGCTCGCGCGATCGCAGTTTCGGTATTGGGCCGAAGACACTGGAGCAGGAGGCCGCCACGGTAGAGGTTCCGGAGCACTCCCGAAGCTTGATCGAAAAACGGAGTCTTGGTCTCGCGGACACTACGGATAAGAATGGCCGTCACCGGCGAGTCTGGAGAAAGACGGAAGGGCCTTTGAATGCGCGCCAGATACTCGTTCGGCACCACCAGCGGCACCAGAATATTCCGCGGCGGCCGTTTATGGTGCTTCGCCCTGAAGACCCCGAGCGACTGCGCGGATTGACGCGCGGCTGGGTGCTGAAGCAGGCGCAGGAGGCGGGCCTGTGAGCGCTCCCTTTCGCATTGATTACATCGAGGCCGCGCTGATCGGGCTGCTGACGAATGTGATCTCAGGGCATTACGGCCAGCCAGTGGACGTCCAGTCCCTGGGTAAGCGGGACTTCGATCAGGACGGAACGCTGATTCTGCAGCCGCCTTGCTTGCGCGTGCTCTTCCTGGGCGCGCCCTACCAGCCGCTGCGCGACAACCAGCGGCTGACCTATCAGCGCGTGGCGCGGTTTGAGGTTCTGTCGTTTGCCGAGTCCTTGCGCAGCCCTGAAGATCAGCGGCTGCAGAGCCTGCAGCTCGTCGCAGTGGTGGAAGACCAGCTCGCGGGCGCGAGGCTGACGCTGGCGGATCAGAGCGTGACGATGCCGATCACGCTGGAGCAGACGCAGATCGTCGAATTCGCCTCGGGGCCAGTCACCGAGTGCTACAGCACCATTGTCGCCGTCGAGGCGATTGCGCAGTTCAGCGGAGCGAATGCATGAGCGAGAAGCCTTCTGATTTTGTCGAGATCCAGCTTACGGCCGCAGCCGCGAAGCTCGCGCCGGTACGCGTGGCCACGGGCCGCTGGAGCTACCTCTTTGAAGCTGGCAAGACCCAGCGCGTGCTGACCAGCGAATGGAGCCGCGTGCTCTCGAAAGAGCGCGTGGGCGGCGAACTGGCCTTTGAGCTGGCCCCGGCGTCCGCTTCCGTTCCACAGAACATTCCCGCGGCGACCCTCGCCGCCGATCACGAGCCGGAGCCTGAAGAGGCTGCCAGCGTCGAGCAGAAAGGAAAGTAGCCCATGGCCGGTCCTTACAATTTCAATTCGCAGTGGAAAAGCGCACGCAACCTCGTCCTGGCCGCGGCGTCGCAGGCGGCCTGGAACGGCGCTCTTGCGGATGCTTCACTCACGCGGCGCCAGCGCTTCGACGGATCCGCGATCCTCGATCTGACGACGACCCGGCGCTCGGATGAGGCCTATGCCGGCAAGGGCACCGCGTTTGCCACGGACGGCCAGGTGACGAGCTATGACTCGAAGTTCAGCGGCTTCAAGGCTGAGCTGGACTCCTGGCTCGCCGGCTACCTGTTCGCCTTCCTGATGGGCAAGGACACGGTGACGGGCGCGGCCGCGCCTTACACGCATGCCTTCGCGTTCGACGAGTCGACGCGCACCGCGGTGCCGACCACCATCTACATGGAAGACACCGAGGACGTCCACTACAAGTGTCCGGACATGTGCATGAACGACATCACGCTGACGATCCCCGACATCGGGTCGGTCACAGCCGAGATGACGATGATGGGGACCGGACGCCAGACAATCGGCTCGATGGCCGCGCTGCCCGCGCTGCCCACGAACAGCTATCTGCTCGGCTCCGATGCTTCGTTGACGCTGAATGCCAACGCGCTGATCGGCCGCCACATGAGTACAACGCTGAAGCTCGAAAATCAGCTCGAAGTCCACAAGGCTCCCGGCGGTGGACTCTACGCGATCTTCGTCCGCAAGGGCGCGCCGAAGTTCTCGATCTCCACGCAGATTGCGGCCAAGGACGTGGATGACACCTACACGCTGTTCCAGAACGACACGCCGGTCGACTTCGTGCTGAATGTCAACTCGGGCGCGGCCGCGCAGCTGCAGGTGACGATTCCCGTGGCCCACTTCAAGACCACAAAGCTGGGCTTTGACAAGGACATGGTGGTCTGGCAGCTCGAAGCCGACGAGACGACTTGCTATGCGCAGGGCGGCAATCCGCCGATCACCGTGCAGGTGATCAACTCCGTTGCGAGCTATCTGACGGCCGCATAACCTCAACGGGCGGCGTTCGCGCCGCCCAGCCCCTCCGTAGTGCCCGCTGCACGTCTCCGCAGCGGTTGAAGATCCGCATGGGCTGCGCGGACTTCCTGCAGGACGCGGTTCCTCACCGCGAGCGAAGACAAACTCCCGACGAAGGAAGCAGCCTATGCCTATTGAGCTCAATGCCAACCGCGTGATCGTGATCCACGATCGCAAGCACTCTTACAAGCTGGAATTCGCCAAGATCACGCGGCCCATGTGGGAGCGCTACTTCGGGCGCATCGTGCATCTGACCGAGTACCAGAAGGGCAAGAGCGTCACATCGTTTGACTCTTCTGGCGCGCGCGTCGCCCTGGTGGAAGAGGCGATTCTTTCCGCCGAGGGTTATGCCTCGAGCGGCGAGGATCTCGCGTCGATCGCGGGCTGGAAGAGTCTGCTCCCGATCAGCCACCGTCTGACGGCCGGAAACTCTCTGACCTCGGTCGCGCCGGTCCAGGACGACGAAGGTGACGACGATTCACCGCTGGCTCTCGGCGTTGAATCCGTGACGCTGCGTGCGATCTGGACGGCGGACGAGGACGGCCAGATGGTGATGCAGGAAGGGTTGAAGCATCACTTCCGGACGCCGACACATGAGCAGCAGCGCCGCTACAGCCGCGATTCCGCCCGCTCGCGGGTGGTGAGCAACAGCCGGAGCTCGAAGACGGAGTGGCTGGGCGCCCAGGCGACGCTGATGGCTCTTTACGACGAGCTGATCGAGCGAGTCGAGGGCTACACCGTGAACGGCAGCGAGGATCTGAGCAAAGAGACGATCGCCGAGTTCATGGACGGATACCACAAGGTAGCCGCGATGGAGTCGATCTTCTCTCCGGCCCAAGTGCGAGTGGATCAGGACGAAACTCAGGAGCAGGATTGATCGATGTTGTCCGTGACCGGGAAGGCGTGCGCATGGCCCTCGAAGTTCTCTTTGAGGAAGACTTCGCGCGCGCGCTTCTCGATCGCCGCTCTCCCAATGCGAGCGACCGCGAGCGGGCGCGCATGGAATCCGCCATTCCGGCTCGCGTGCTCTCGCCCGGCTATTTCCGCTGGGCCGAACATCTGCTGCGTCTTGACGCCGAGCGCGAAGCCGGGATCCCGCTCGATGCCGCCAAGCTCACTGCCTACGAGACAGATGGGCTGCTCGACGTCAAGCGGATGCGTCAAGAGTTCCAGCACCGACATCCGGCCTGCGGGAGTTGCGGAGAGCGGCTGGAAAGCCGCCTGCAGCCGGAATGCCATCAATGTCACGCGAAGTTCCGGAGGAATTGACGATGCCCGCTGATGGAACTCCAGTAGTCATCCGGATCGAGGTGATGGACGGCAACTCCGGAACGGTGGTGGCTTCGCTTGAGAAGGCGTTCCAGAATCTTGGACGCGCTGGATCGAGCGCCGGGCAGCAGATCGCCCAGGGGATGGCTGCCGGCAATGCCGGCATTAACCAGGCCGCGAAGCAAGCCATGGCGCAGATGCGCGAAGGCGCATACAACCTTTGGCCAAAAGGCAATCTCAACGCTCCGGGGGGAATCAACCCGCAGCAGGTCCCTCCACCCTTAACGCATTGGCAGCGTGCGCGTCTCGATGAAGCGCGAGCCGCCGACAAAGCTGCGCGGTCGGAAGAAGCCCTCAATGCGGCGATGCTTGAGCAAGCCGATATCTACAGCGGACTCACGGCTGCTGCGGAACGCCTGACAGCCGTGCGCGCGCGAGCTGGCGGCGATTGGCGCAGTTACGCCGGCCTGGGCGTCCCCGGCGGCTACAAGGGCAACACCAGCGTCAACACGGCAGCGCAGGATGCCGAAGCTGCAGCTATCGCTGAGCAGGCAGCATCGACCGAGCGCCACGCGAAGGCTATGGCCGCTTATGAGGCGGCTGCGAAAAAGGCTGCTGATGGCGGCGCAGCGCTTGCAGCGGCTTTCGACGCAGCGACAGCGGAGGGTCTGAGCTTTGAGGCCGCGATGGAGAAAGCTGTCGCGGTCACCCAGGAAGTGGGAACGAGCACGCGGGGGGCTGCTCGGGCCACGATGGGCATGCGCACTTCCTTTGCCGAAACTGAAGTGATCGCCAGCGCGATGGGCGGCTCGATGCGCGGCATGGAATACGGCCTGGCGCGCATGGTCGCCAGCACGCGCGTGCTCGGGCCGCTGATGGAAGCAGCGTTTGCTCCTACGCTGATTTTTGCCGGGGTTGCGATGCTTTGGCAGCTTGGCGAAAGCATCCACGGCGCATACCAGAAATATGTGGAGCTCGATGTCGCGGTCAACAAATACGCGGAGGACGCGCAAAAGGCCGCGCAGCAGAAACTGTTCGATACGGCGTCGTTGGAGACGGCAAATTTCCTTCTTCAGCAGGCTAACGCCCAAATCGAACAAATGCAGCAGTTGCGGCAGGAATCGCAAACTCTGCAGATGGGCGACACTGCTACTCAGATTGCCGGAGCCATGGGCGGAGGCTACGGACCGCTCGATCAGTACGGGGTGACCACAAAACGGTTTACTCCCGAGGATGACAAGCGTCTCGCTGCCGCCTATGTGGCACGCGACAAGGCGCGCCAAGCGCAGGCACAAAAAGAGCACCAGCTCGCAGTAGACGCGCTGCGAACTCAGGCGACGATCAATGAGACCGGCCTTCGCGGCTCCGCGTTGATTGTCCAAAGAAGAAGAGACGCAGTTGCAGCCGCCAAGCAGGAGTACGAGTGGACGCAGCGTCAAGAGCAAATGCTGGCGAAGATCGCGAACGACACGCGCAAAATGCAGATTGCGAACGGAGTCGATCCTTCCAAGCTGTTGCCGCTCTACTCGCCGGACAAGAATGCGGGGAAAGCGCAGTTTGACGCGGCGGTTGCCCAGGCGAGCGCTGCCGCGAAGCAATCGGAGTCTCAGCTTCAGCGCGAAATTTTTCAGCGCATCGATGCCATCCGTGAACAGGCCGCAGAGGCTGGTTTGCACGGTCCGAAGCTGTACGCGCAGCAGGAAGCTTATCAGATCAAAAAGACCGAGCAGGCCGGGATCTCGGCTTCGGCCGTCAGGCAGTCCCTGAACAAGATCACCCACGAAAAGGTGATGGCCTACTACCGCGAGGAGGCGCAGGCACTCACTGATCTGCAGATGCAGGCAGAGATGGTTGGCGCTGGCGGCGTGAGCCGTCTGCAGATCCAGGAGCAGATGGATATCAACCGCGTGAACGGCGACACGAACCTGGACGCGGACACGAAGCAGAAAGAGCGCGTAGCAATTCATGAGCGCACGCAGGCTCAGATATTGCAGAGCGAGCGCGACTTCGCGGAGCAGGTCCGTCAGATTCAGAATCAGGCTGCGTCGGAGCAGCTCACCGGCTATGCCCGCATGGAGGCCGACGCCCAGCAGCAGAAGCAGGAGCAGCAGAAGCAGTTCGACCAGACGTGGAAGCATGCAAATCTCTCGGAGCCGGGCGTCTCGCAGGCGCATGCGAATAGCCTTGCGGCGCTACGTGCTGGCAACTCGGCCATCGACGCAGGTCTGAACCAACGCGTCCGCGAGATGGTCAAACAGCAGCAGGATCAGGCTGCGCAGACGCAGGCGCAGGCCCAGGCGCAGATACTCTCGGCCGAAGGTAACCTGACGGGCGCGCTGGAAGTGCAATATGAGGCTCGCACGAGCCGGTTCAAGGAGCAGCTCGACGAGCAGCTCAAGGCTGCCGGCACGAATGATCAACTGATTGCGGCGGCGCACGAAGAGTACAACGCCAAGATGATGGCGGCCGACGAGAGCTATGCGGCGCGACAGATGGAGCTGCAGCGGCGTCTGCGCGACCGCATGGCGGGGCAGCTCTCGGAGTTCTTCCGCAATCCGCTGCGGTCGGTGCAGGAGTTTGGCGCGCACGAGGCCGGGATGGCTGCGGCGTCGATACTGCAGGGAGCGGAAAACCACTTAGGGATCCATCCGGAAGCGACGATGCAGAACTTCTGGAATCGCATCTCGTTTGGCCAGTCGCCGCACCACCCCTTGAATATGGCGGCGCAGGCGATAGGCCAGACGCACGCGCAGACGCTCATCAGGACCTTTACCGGCGCGGGCAAAGGCAGCATGACGCTGCGCAGCGCAACGATTTATGTAGAGAGCGCGACGTTCCCGGGTTCTGCCGGCGGCTCGCGGATCTCGGGATCATCGGGAGGTTCCGCGATTTCAGGGCCTGGTGGCGCGTCGCTGACGCCTGCGGTTCTTTCCGGCGCGGCCGGATCTTCGATCGGCTCCGGTGCCGTCTCGGGACTTTCGATTGCCTCTGACGCCGCAGGCACCGCAAAGAACCTCTCGCAGTTGATTCATCCGGCGGCTGCCGCGTCGTTGCAGACGACCAGCATGGAGCCGACAGCGCTGCTCGATTCTGCGGGGAACGTGGCGCAGATGAAGGGGATGCCATCGTTCCTGCAGTCGAGCAAGTTTTCAGGAACGCTGGCGGCCGGAAGCGCAGGCCTCGGGTTATTTGCCGCGCACAAACAAGGTGGCCTTGGCGGCACGTTCAACGGCGCAATGAGTGGAGCGAAGCTCGGCGCGATGCTCGGTGGCCCGGCTGGCGCGGCCGTGGGTGCGATTGCCGGCGCGGCGATCGGCTTCTTTGGTGGCGGCGAGCAGGCGCGCGTCTGGTGGATCAAACAAGGTCGCCCACGCTTGAATAACGATCTGGACGGCTTTAACCAGGGCACGATGGATTACCTGTCGGCCTACATGGATATTGAGGCTTTGCGCACGGAAGCAAAGCACACGCTGAACGCGATGGGCTTCGCGGGCAAACACTATCTGGAGAGCACGGTCGACCCCGCACTGAGCCAAGCCGAACAAAAACTGACGCGCGAGCAGAAAGCCGGCCGCAGTGCATATGCCATGAGCACCGCGCAGTTTGATGTGGGCTCAGACTCGGTGCCTCGCGACGGCTACGCCTTTATCCACCAGCGCGAACGGATCATCCCCAGCGATCAGAACGAACGCATCACGCGCGCACTCGAGGGCGGTGGGCCCAGCGTGCCCACCGAGGGAAGCGGAGGCGATATGCACTTCCACCTGCACACGCTCGATACCTCGACGGCCGAAGACTGGCTGATGAGCCGGGGCAGCGCGATACGCGCCTCGCTGAACGCAGATTACGCGTCATACGGAGGCATGTCAGATGTCTGAGCGTGACGTGCTGAACCCCACACCAGCGTGGCAGGAAGATATCAATGACTCGATGAGTCCGGACTACGGGTTCGGCAACAATCGGGTCTCGACAGTTGCCACGTTGCAGGCAGTCAGCGGACGGCCTTACGACCGCCAGGTGGGCGTGCGCGGGCATTCGTTCACGTTCACCTGGAGCAACCGCTCTTATCAATGCGCCCAGCGCATCCGGCAGTTCTTTGAGCAGCATGAACGCGGCTATTTCACGATCATCGATCAGGACGGTGGCGGTCGCCACTACGTGGGGCGCTTCACGGGACAACTGCAGATCAGCCCGGTTGGCAATGACATGTGGACCGTGAGCGGATTGCAGTTCGTGGAGATCCCGGGCGCGCCAATGCTGCAGTATCCAAGCGACTGGGATAACGACAGCGTGTGGGAGCTTCCAATTGATGACGCCGGAGATCAGCAGCTCGCGATTCAGGGAAACTGGACGCAGACGCAGCATCCGGTTGTGAGCAACGGCGTCCAGGTCGAGCGCTACTCGTTCGATAATCCCGGCACAAACGCTGTGGACTGGGCGCAGTATGAGTATCGCGGATACGGCTTCCAGCTTCAGCTGCTCTGCGGCCCCGCACAAGGGCAGGCTGACGTTTACCTCGATGGCACGCTGCTTCAGACTGTCGATTGCTATCTCGAGACGGCCAGCGCCGTGCCTCAGACAGTGCTCACGAAGGTGAATGTCCCGCTGGATCTGCACAGAGTCAAAGTCATCACGAAGAACGCGAAGAATGCGGCCTCGACCGCTCCTGCCGTCTCCTGGTGGGCGCTCAGGGTGATGCGATGATCCCTTATTCCCAGGCGTTGCAATCGGTCATCGGAACGCGCAGCGGCATTGCGGCGGTGCATCTGCTCGACGTGCAGGATCCGAATGGAAACTGCTACTACTGGGCATCTCAGGCGATCAGCGCGCCCAGCGTGATCACCCCGAATGGACAGCCCGCGACGAACGCTTATGTGCCGTGGGTGCTCGGCGTTCCGAAGCTGCAGTTTCACCGCTCCCAGAGGGCAGACACGATCACGCTTGTGCTGCAAAATCTCAGCGGCGACACGTTGCAAACCGACTTCGAGCGGATCGTAACCAAGAATGCGCTCACGGGATCGCTGATTTGTTACCGGCGCTGGCATGCGGCGGCCGAGGACAGCAGCCGCGAGTTTCACGCAAAGATCGAGAGTCTGGTCGGGGTGAAAAAAGTCACGATTACCGCAGGCCCGATCGACAACGAAAGCGAAGACATTACGCCTCAGTACCAACTTGGCGAGATATGCCAGTGGCGCTGGTCGAGTCCGCAGTGCGGCTCGACGCAGCCCACGCCTTGCCAGCAGAGCTTTCCGACGTGCCAGGTACTTTCTCGCTTTTCAGGGATCACCAATAACTTCGAGAAGAACTTCGGCGAAGCGCTCGCCCAGGTGCAGACCAAAACCATGCAGAGGATCCGCGAGTACTGA